GCAAACTCGGTAACCGGCGCATCAAACGGCCTGGTATTTGAAGGGGCAACGGCAGACGCACATGAGACAACAATAACACCGACAGATCCCACAGCGGACAGGACAATAACATTGCCCGACGCAAGCGGGACAGTCAGCATAACAGGAACTAACGGAGCGGCAAGCCACGATTATGCGGCGGGTCATGCAGATTGGTCTGTGTCTGCACTGGAAGCCGAGGCAACATATATTGCAGCTACAAATGCAGATCAGGCGGTGAATGCATTGCTCGCGTCATGCCGGGCGGGTAAACAGTATTTTGTTTACAACAACTCCACTCAAATCCTTACTTTTAAGGTGACTGGTCAGGCCGGCGGCACCATTGCCAACGGCAAGGTGGCCCTTTATATTTGTAACGGTACGGATGTTGTAGAACTTTATGAACAGCCGTAATATGAAACAAATCTTTAAATATATAAGCGCCATGTTCATCGTGGCGCTTATATTCCTACCTCTCCCCCTATCGGGGACAGGGAGCGCGAGCGCGGCAACGCCTAATTACCCTGAGACCGCACCGGGGATACAGGCAATTGTGTTGCCCATTCAGGGAACATATACGTCTACCGTGATACCGGTTAGATGGACTGCGCCGTTTAAAATGCGCATTATAGGGGTATCTGTATCGGCAAGGGATGTATCCGGCACGGTAACAGTAGATATAAAAGAAGCCGGCACATCTATTTTGAGTTCGGCCATTACGTGCGCATCGGCAAATGTTACCTACGAGGGCACAATATCTGACAGCTACATTGCTGACGAAGCGGCAGTAACAGTCGTTTTTACTCTTTCCGGCGGAAGCCCCCACATTACGGATGCAACCGTTGTCTTAACAATCAGGAGAATGTATTAATGAGCGTTCTTGATACTGTGCGTAGCAAAATAATCGGTATAGTAAAAGATGATTCAGCCAAGCTAATCAACCCTGATGACTATGACCTTAAAATTGCCGAAGCGCTGAATATATATAGCAAACATAGGCCTGATATAGCTGTAGACGACATACCGGGAGATGGCGGGCACGATTACGATTTTCCTGATGAATGGGTAGAAGGATTCAGCGAGATAAAATCCGTTGAATATCCTCTTGGCTATGTGCCCGAAACGCTTCTTGATGCCGATTCTTATTATGTTTATCAGAATACAACAAAAAAGCAGATCAGGCTGGTTGAAGTAGCTCCAGCGGCAACAGAAACATTTCGTGTAACATTCACGATACCCAGAACGATTGCGTCAATCCTCGAAACAGACGAAGACGCATTTTGCCGTCTGGGAGCAGCATTGTGCCTTGAAGATTTGGCAAACGCCTTTGCTCAAACAGGCGATTCAATAATCAATGCCGATAGCGTAAATTACCGAGCTAAAAGCGGCGAATTCAGCGCCCGGGCAAAACGCTGTATGTCATTTTACAACAAACATATTGGCATTAAAAATGATGATACAACAACGGCTGCATCATCAGTAATGAACATGGAGATGAATTACCCAGGCGGGTCAGATAGGCTGACACACCCGAAGTGGGCGAGGAGGCGGCGGTGATAAAAGTCAGACAACATTTCGCCCTTTATTCAACAATGCGGGAGGTCATGTTTTGGAGTTGAACGCGACGATTACTGTCAAGGGGCCTGTTTTTGAGGGTAATTTACCCATTCTGGCCACTCAGAGAAACCTTGACCGCGCCATGAGCGAGGCTGTGGCATTATTGGAACGTAAGGTAAAGGAAAACATCAGAAAAGCTCCCAGAATCGGCGTAGGCGGTGCAAAAGGAGGCCTTCTTGCAAGCATTCATGGGGAAACAATACAAAAAGGCACGCCATTGATAAAAGGCATTGTGGCGACGCAGAGCATATATGGAGAGGTCATTGAAAAGGGAAGAAGACCAGGCAAAAAAATGCCCCCCGAAGATGCACTCGATCGGTGGATTGATAAAAAAATAGGAACTACAAGGCGCTCATTCAAATCCGTAGATCAGGTCATGGCATATGTTGCTTGGAAAAAAAGTATCAGTTTTTTGATACGCCGAAAAATCGGTCAGAAGGGTTTTCCCGGAATACACATGTTTGAGCGGGCATGGAACGAAAACCTGCCGCAGATTCAAAATATCTTTGAATCTGCCGGCTTTGAAATTGTGAGAGAGTTGAATGGCAAGTAATTATCTAAATATATTGGCCGATATTAAGGCAAGGTTTGACGCCATCTCCGATATAGGTATCGTCCACGATTATGAAAGACTTACAAAAAACTGGCAGGAATTTCTTGCCCTCTTTGCTTATACACCGGATGGCGGCAATCAACAAATCAGAGGCTGGGAGATTACCAGGAGAAGTGTCCCCGAGCATAAGCGTGGAGCATATTACAGACATCATGTATTTATCGTGCGTGGCTATCTTAGCCTAAAGGACTCGGATGCGACTGACAAAACGTTTCAAATCCTTGTTGATACGATATGCGAAACGTTCCGGGCAGTGGGTGAAGTAAGCACTTGGTATTATCGTGATGGCGAAAACCCGGAAAATTCCCCTTGTCAGGTAGATTTAATCGAGCCAAGAATGTTTGGCGGAGTACTATGTCATTACTGTGAAATTACGCTTTATGTAACAGAATGGATCGTACCGACATAAAAAGGAGGGGGCATTATGGACAGACAACCCGGATCATACAAAACGGCGGCAAAGGGCAAACCACAAAAAGAGAACCTGAATGACGAGGCGATGGCCGCGAGGCTCGGGAAGGCATGTACAAAACAGGAAGATGCGGAAAGCGCGGGATCTCCCGTAGCAGGTATGGACAGGCAACCCGGCACCTATCGTTACGACATCAACAAACAAGATTTTGTGCCAAATATAGATAAGAGGGAGGCAAACAATGAGTCTTGAAGAAAAACAATTAATCCTGGCAAAAGTAGAATCGATATACGGTAATGACCCTACCCCTACGGTCGGTGATAATGCATTGCTTACCGGCAAGGTATCTATTGAAATAGCAGATGCAAGCCGGGAGAGAAAGGTTCTGCTGCCATATTTCGGGGCGCTGCAGAAAATACCTCTCGGGGAAGGGGTAAAAATATCATTCCCGGTAGAAGTCAGGGGATCGGGTGTAGCCACAACACCGCCAAGAATAGCGGCGTTGCTGCGAGCAGCAAACCTCACTGAATCAATAGGCGGAGCATATGTTGATTATGATCCGAATAGCTCCGCCGCCGGCGAATCCTGCACCATCTGGTTTTACCAGGATGGCGTGCTCTGGAAGGTGCTCGGGTGTATGGCAGAAAGCGTCAAACTGTCTGCAAAAGCAAATGAAATCGCAACCCTCGAATTCTCACTAATCGGTTTGTGGGGCGGCAAGGCGTCCGTTACGGATGTCTCATTTCCTGCTCCGACATTTGAGGCAACGTCGATTGTACCGCCTATGTTCCGAAGCGCTACATTTACCGTCCACACCTACGCCGGCATCATTGAAAACTTCGAGGTCACGATTAAAAACAAGATTGCCAAACGCATGTCTGCCAATGCATCAAACGGCATATACAGATACAGCATCGTCGGGAGGGAGGTTGAAGGCAGCATCGACCCTGAACTGGTTGCGCTCTCATCGTTTAATCCTTTTGACCTCTGGGAAGACGGAGATGCAGGGACAATCACGGCAACAATCGGGTCTGCTGCGGGCAATCAGTTTGTAATTACATTGAGCAACACGGTATTGACTCCGCCGAAACTTGGAGGCAGAGAAGGTATGGCAACGTACGCCCTGGCATTTACCGCGCATCCGACATTAAGCGCCGGCAACGGGGAAATCAAAATAAGACAAAGCTGATTATAAAACCGTTCAAGGTTCAAGGTTCAAGGTTCAACGTTGAACATAGAACATAGAAAAAGGGAGGACAAAATGAGGGATTTAGATGTATCAGCAACAAATAAAATAGTAATAAGCGATGCCCGATCGGGCACTGAAATAGAACTGTATTACCGCAACCCGACCACCCAGGAAGAGGTTGAATATCAGTCAAAGCTCTACAAAAGGAAAGGTAATAAGCTGATATTGAACCCAAAGGTAAAGGTTGATCTCGGTCTGGCCATACTCACAGGTTTCCGGGAAGGGGATTTCGGGGTTGCCGGCAGGCCCATATCATCCGATATGAAAAGCCCGAACTACCGCGAGGATTGGCGGGAATTGCTCGGACGTATGGCGTCAGACATTATATCGACATTTGCAACAGTTGTGTATGAAGGGGCGCGTGTTGCGTCCGATACGGATGTGGAGATAGAAACGGCAATTGAGGAGGATATCCTCCCTTTGGCGAGGAGCTAAGGAGGCTTGCCGCCAGATGCACTCCAGAGAAACGAAAAAAATGCATGGAAACATCAGGCGAGCTTCTTGCCGCAAAATGCGCTCAATGCGACGGGAGTGTCCCATATGAACCGAGTGAATGGTTCGGGCATATCTGGTACATCTATAGGCTCCAACGTGCGGGTTATCCCTTTGGAGCGAATGATTTGTCAGTGGAAGAGTGGATGGATATGGGGGTGCTTGCAGATGAAATGGAGAGGATGGAACGGTGCGTCACCACGCCCTTAACGAGATAACAGCGATGGCACATATAAGGATGCCCGATATAACATCGGATACAACAAAAAACCCTGCGGCGGCGATAAACAGACCGACGGTGAGGAAACCTTTTAAGAGTGCGACGAGTGTTATGAATATCATAGAAAAGAGTATAGCACATATATGAACTCTGTCAATATAGTCATACAGGCCGATAATAAGGGGGCATTGTCCGTGTTTCAGCAGACCGAATCGGGGATGAAATCCTTACGATCATCAGCCGAGCGGCTTACATCGGCAATCCCTGCATTGAACGGCGGGTTCCGGAGCCTGATAACAAGCCTGTCGTCGCTGTATGCATCATTTAAGGCGTTTGAAACGCTGAAGGACGCGGCGACGCTTGCCGCCAGGGTGGAAACACTCGGCATCGTCATGCAGACCGTAGGGAAAAACGCCGGGTATAGCAAGGCAGAGGTGGAAAGTTATGCCGAGGGCGTCAGAAAGATGGGCATAACCACTCAGGAGTCAGAACAATCGATTATCCGCATGATGCAGGCACACCTTGATCTGACAAAATCTCAAGAGCTGGCCCGTGTCGCCCAGGATGCTGCGGTGATAGGAAATATCAATTCATCGGAGGCGTTACAGAGGCTGATGCACGGCATCACCACGCTTCAACCGGAAATATTGCGCACCGTCGGCGTTACCGTTGAGTTTGAGTCTGCGTACAGGAAATTTGCAACAGCAGCCGGGAGGACGGTGGAATCGCTGTCGTCTCAAGAAAAGCAGCAGATCGCATTGAATCTCGTTTTGGAACGGGGGAAGGATATTGCCGGTTCCTATGAAGCGGCTATGGGGACAGTCGGCAAACTCATGACATCCCTCCCACGGTTTATCGAAGAGATAAAACTCAAATTCGGAGAATTATTCACCCCTGCCCTGGGCATTATAATTGAAGGATTTGTCGATAAACTCAAATCATGGGAACGAACACTTGCTGAATTAAAGGCATCGGGCGATCTCGCCCGGTGGGCGGATAATATCAAAACTGCGTTTGCCGTGGCTGTCGGATCAATTGAGAATCTCTGGACGGCAGGCAAAATAACCATATCAGTGATAGGTGAGCTAAAAGAAATACTGATTGCCGCTTCTATCGCTATGGGATCATATTTCGTACTTCAAACCCTCACGTCGGTTGCGGCTGCGGCAAAATTAACAGCGCAGATAAAAGAGCTGATTGTAGTAACCGAGATATTGGCATACAGGTCATTTACAGCGTTAGCTACGCCCGCCGGTATTATCGCTGCTGCCCTGGGCGCGCTAACCTATATAACTATTAACCACTATCAGGAGCAAAGAGCGGCTGAATTGGAAATGGAGAATTTTAAAAAATCTTTATCATCATTTTCGGCTGATGCAAATACCCAGGCGATGATCGACCAGCTTGAGATTACCGCACTGGAGATCGAGGCAGTCGGAGGCGCATCGGAGGCGACCCGGCAAAAGATAGAGATGTTAAAACAGGTTATGTCCGGTGGAGCGCAGGGATCAGAAAAAAACTGGTGGAAAGGTGCTGTCCATTACGGGGATATTGGAGGCGGCAAAGCCCTTCCCCCGCCATCGGATATGAACTCTGCAAGAAAAGTCCAGGATATGAACAAGATAATCAAAGAAGAGATTGCAAAGCTGACCATGACGGAAATTGAGCATATACATCACCGCGCGGCTGAATTTGCGAAAGAAGGGGCAGATAAAACAAAAATAGCTCAATGGACTACTGCCCAGCTTAAAAAATATTGGGATGAATATGATGATAAATCCCAGGAACGGATAAAAAAGGCATACGAGGAAGAACAAAAACTGGCCGATAAGATCGTACTTCTCAATTTACAGACAAAAAATAAACTATTTGATCTGGAAGCCGCGCACCAGACAAAGGTACTGGAATGGAACGCAAAAGCAGGTCTGATAAATGAAGAAACCCTCGCTCACAAAAAGAATGAACTACAGATCAAGGCATTGCAGAATAAACAGGCAGAGACAACCCTGGCACTGGAACAGATCGGTTATGCTGAAGACATACTATATCCCACTGAAAGGATGCTGGAACTTCTGAAAGAAAAGGAGATTACCGGGCGACAAATTTTAAATACGGAAGAAACATTAGCCTTTGAAATATTTGATATACACATTGCAAAGCAAAAGGAACTCAACGATCTGCTTAAAAAACAATCAGACTACCGGAAAAAAGGCTACGACGATACATGGACGCAGATGATGGATATGGCAAATCAGGTTGGCGGCGAGGCAGGCCAGGGACTCGGCAAGCTTGGATCGTCAATCAAAGGGATAGCCGATATAGGAATGGGAAACGACCCGGCGTCACAACGGTATCAGGCAGCTCTCAATGAATGGAATGCCATAAAGGCGTTGAGTGAGCAGGGATATGTCGACGAGTTTACGCAATTACAATCGTATAATCAGATGAAACTCGCCGAAGAGCAGATGTACAACCAGCAAAGACTCGCCATAACAAGCAATAGCTTCGGTGCTATGGCCGGCATGGCACAGTCATTTTATGCGTTGTCGAATAGTCAGAGTAAGGCGGCATTTAATGCATATAAAGCATTTGCCATCGCGCAGGCAACAATAGATACGTACATGATGGCTGTCGGGGCATATAAACAGGCAATGGGCCTGCCTCCGCCGTTCGGACAGGCTATGGCTCCGATATGGGCTGGTATGGCGATTGCCTTTGGCATGGCGCGGATAGCTGCCATTGCATCACAGCAGCCGGGTGGCGGCGCCACAACCGCCGCAACTCCCTCCGGGTCAGGCGGGTATTCCTACAACACCCCTACGACAAACGCATGGGAGTCGACTGGAACGAAGCAATCAGAACGTCCTATGATAATTAACCTGCATATCGCCGGCAATGTTGTAGATCATGACGCGTTCGCACGCGAGATAATCCCGTCTATACAAAAAGCCGTTGAGGACGGCATGAGGGAATGAGGACATGAGGAGGCATCGACTGATTTTAAAATGCAGACGCCAATAATATTATATGACAACAGACTGACGGACGGGACGCCGGCTGCTACCGATACCGCCGCAGGGTATGATATACTCAATATCTTGGATCTGCGGACGTATACGCAGTGGAAGGCCGCATCGTCAGGCACAAAATACATTACAATAGATTGCGGGTCTGCAAAAAGCGCGGACTGCCTCGCAGTAATCGGCCACAATCTTTACACCGCCGGGGCTACAGTATCCGTCGAATCCTCATCAGACAACGTGACATGGACGCAACGGCTCGCAGGTTTTACCCCGACGTCTGATAAGGCGTTTATGAAGTTGTTTGTCTCGGCGTCAGCGCGGTACTGGAGAATCAAAATAATTACTGCCGCTATTGCCGCACAGATCGCAGTTGCATTGCTGGGCGTCAAGATTCAATTTGAATACCCGCCGGAGACGCCGTATACCCCGTATGCAGAAACGGCGGCGGCAGACGTGGAGCGCAGTAAAAACGGCCACATTCTCGGAGTATCAACGTATAATCCTGTTTTAAATCTTCAGGCACAATTTGGCCTGGTGTCACGAACATGGCTCGATGCATATTACATCCCATTCTGGCAGAATCATGCACGGCTGTTTAAACCGTTTTTCTTCGTATGGGATCTCGATACATATTCTGCGGATGTATTTTTCGTGTCCATCGGCGACGATGCCAGTCTGGAAACACCATTCAGCGTGCTGACATACACTGATGTATTATCACTCAAAATGAGGGGTGTGCGCGAAATATGACATATGATGCACTAAAAAACACATTATCGCGGTACCCGGTAGAAATGGCAATCATTACGCTGGATTACTGCAACAATGTAATAGGTGTGAGCCCGTGCGCAGCCATAGACTGGTGCGGGAAGCCGGGGCTATATTGTGGTTTGTCCACCGCCTTCTGCGGCGGCATACAGGGGCAGTGTTACAACACATATGCGACATGCAAAGATAAGACCAATTACAGCAAAGGGTCAAAAGACTATGTATTTACATCAAATAATGCACCCTTGCCGTTCAGGACAGGCGAGAGACCCTACATTACGACCGTGAAGCATTTGCCTACAGAAATCAAAACCAGTTTGACAATTGCGGGGCGTGTGAATGTCGAAATGTATGACGAACCGGATACGGACATAGGTATAGACCCATACGTCTCTATGCGAGCATCCGTGCAGGGTTCATTCTGGCGCAAGCTCATAGCCAGAAACCCGAATTATGCAGGCAGGCGAATCAGACTGTATCACGGATTTTACGGACTCGATGCCGCCGATTTTGAACAGAAATTCGAGGGGAACATCGATAGTATTACAATTAAGGAGGGTGGACGCGTCATTGTTGAATGCGTTGATCTATTGAAAAAATTGTCAAAAATAGAAATACCCCCTAAATTAAATATCAAGCTGGCTGCTGCAATGACAGCCGGGCAAACGACAATATCGGTATCTGACGGCACAGACCTTGACGCGGCAGACGGATATATCAGGATTGGTGACGAGGTTGTGTTATATACGGCAAAGACAGGTAATCAACTGACCGGTTGCACAAGGGGTTGTTTCGGCACGACGGCGGCAACTCACAGTCAGAATGATAAAATACAGAAATGTCGATATTACGAGCCGCAAAGTCCGTATGACATACTGGTTGACATGCTTAAAACCGATGCCGGAATAGACCCATCGTATGTGAATGATGCCGCATATACGGCGTTGAAAGCATTTGACATATCTATGGTGGATTTTTCAGCGTTAATCAGTGAGCCAACAAAATTGGACAAATTATATTATGAGATCATTGATCTGATTGACTGCAAGTCGTGGATGGGAGAAGACCTCAAAATAACAATTGCAAAAAATCTCCCGAATTGCCCAGGCAGGGCGTATCAGGTATTTACAGACGATGAAAATATAATCGCCTCATCAGATAGCGTTGATTTAAACGCTTCGTCGAGAAAAAGCAGGGTGTCAATATACTGGGATAAATTAATAACCGCAGACGAAGACGAGGTGGCGAGTTATTCCCGCCTCGATGTTGCAGTTGATGCGGAGGGCGAAGGGATAAACATGTATAACGAGTCGCTCGAAAAGCGGGTAATGTGCCGATGGCTCAGATCTGACTATATGAATGAGGATTTTGTTATCAGGTATGTTGCAAATCTGACCAAACGCATACTCAGGCTGCTGAAAAATCCACAACTCATATATACATTCGCAGTCGAATTAAAGGATTCAGAAATAAAAACAGGGGACTACGTAAGAATTACAACCGATAAAATACTCGGCATTGACGGCAATTTGCTATCCAGACATGTGTATCAAATCGTTAAACGGGAACCAAAAGAGAATAAAATAGTATTAAAAGCTATGCAATACCCAAAACAAAAATTGTTTTGGGTTGGCGCAAATACATTACCTGATTTTACGAGCGCAACGGAAGCAGAGAAAGAGTCCGGGTTTATCACAGATGCAAACGGACAGATGAGCGATTGGAGCGACGGGTATGTGCTGTATTGAATACAGTCGATAGTCGTTAGTGAATAGTCGTTAGTGAATAGTCGTTAGTTAAAACTATTCACTGTTCACTATTCACTGATTTTAAACTATTCACTGATTTTAGGGAGGATAAATGGGATATGACGCAATATTATCAACAGAGGTTGATGTCGACAGCCCCGGCAAGGCCGAGTTATTTCAAAAAATAAAAGATAATTTTGATTACTTATATTCATTAATCGGGGGCCCGGTAGAAGTGCCGAATGGATCGTTTGAAATAGATACCGATGCAGACGGTGTGCCGGACAACTGGACGCTGAATTTGTATGCCGGCGGGTCTGCGGCATTTGATACAACAACACCCGCCCACGGTGCGAAGGCGTACAAATTTACCCGCGCATCAGGCGCCGGTAACGGCGGCGGATATCTCGAATCAGGGTATATGGAGTGCAGCCCTATAGGCGCATATGTGATTGGTTTTAGTATAAAATCGTCTGCCGCAGGGATAAAAAACATAGTCAAGATCAGATATTTTGACAAAGACAAGGTTTATATATCAGATCAGGATGTATATTCATCAACATCAAACCCGACGTCATGGGCACGGTATCAATATTCCATGACCATACCTGCAACCGCGATGTATTACAAAGCCCGCCTGATCGGTGGATACACGGATACAGACGTTGCAGGGGATACCACATATGATGATGTTGCTATCAGTAACAAAATAGTTAATCAGTCGATGCTAAAAACCGCCACAGGGCAGGTTGGCGGCGCTACAGGACATTACACCACGCCGGGCGGGGAATATGCGTTTATGCCGGCTTTTTCAAATGGCGTTGCAGGGGCGACATTAAACGCCAGTTTCCTGTCAAATAGCTCCGGATTGGCAGGCGGCTCGTGGTATTCAATGTTATATTTGGGTTCAGACTCCAATGATTTGGCCGCTCAGTGCCGGTATATCACGTCATCCGGTACTGAATTTTGGATATTTGTGTTATATGACAAACAATACCACCAGATCATGGCATCGTACGCCGCTCCCGACCATCCTTGTTATGGTAATGGTGGAGATGCTAATGCAGTACCTCACCCGTTTCCGGATTATTACGATAAACCTCTGCCTGAAAATTTTGAAATTATCCTGCTCGATATGGTTACAACAAACGAACTCAGACGCAGAGCCGAGATCGAGCGGCGGCTTATCCCCCGGGTGCTGATAGATTATGATGTCGATATGTCAGAGGAGGTAGATTTTATACCGAGAGACATTGACGGGCATAGGTTACTCATGCACAAACCGACCTGTTATTCACATCGACGGCTGGTGCTAAAACAATAGAGGAGGCAATGAGGCAGTGAATAAAGACAGAAGGTTAGATGATAGAAGGTTAGATGTTTGGATGTGTAGAGGGTTAGCTAAACCTCCAACCTTCCAACCCTCCAGCCTTCTTAAATAAAGAGGAGGATAATAATGTCAACACCAACGATACCAAATCAACGGTTAACAGGCGCGTGGTCTGATGCCGGCGATCCTGACGAGTACGGAGGAACCGTAACACCCAACCGTTCCGATCCGCCAATGAAAAGCCGGTATCCATATTGTTATGACGACGTATATTGTGGGGATGGAAGCTTTTGCAACCAGCCGGAGTGGACATAAAAAGCAGAAGGTTAGATGTTTGGATGTGTAGAGGGTTAGCTAAACCTCCAACCTTCCAACCCTCCAGCCTTCCAAATAAAACCGTTCAAAGTTCAAGGTTCAAGGTTCAACATTGAACACAGAACATAGAACATAGAACGATATAATAAAAGGAGGACGTAATGAGAGGCTATCCACGAACAATCGGGACAAAACAGGACGTTTTAAACCTCGTAGATTTATATCTCTCGGGGAATGACTGTGGTATTGAGTCGGAGGATTTAATCAATTTCCTCGATAATCTCATCGCAACAAAACGACATTATGTCGTAAAAGCAGAGGCAGCAGAGAAACCTATCGAAGAACAAACCCCCGACGATTATGAACTTGTTGATAACCCGAATTCCGACATGATGCGCCTGGGTATTACAGACGATGAAATCAACCAGATCAAAGCACAATTAGAGGAGGTTTAACATGATATTATGGAAAAATGACCCGACGTATCTACTGAATGCAGACAATCTGCACAAATCCCTGGCCGATATTATTACATTCGGTAATCAAATTATCACAGCAAAATCAGGAGAGACAAAGACGATTGTAATTGCAGCAAATACAAAATTTGCAATTAATAACAACGGCACAATAAAAGTTTTTGACATAGGATCATCTGACGTAGAGTTGACAGAGTCTGACCTGGACACAGGCGTTTTCGCTGTGGGCAAGGATTATTACGTATATTTGTGTGACGCTGGTGTAGATCTGGAAGTCTATCTCATCTCGCTTAATTCTACATACCCGGCTGGATATGATGCAGATTCGTCCAGGAAAATAGGAGGGTTCCACTATGGGTATAAACGGAATTCTATCACTGTTGCCGACGTGTCTGAGGCGATCGTGCCAAACAGCGTATGGGACCTAAAACATCGTCCCAAATGTGACCCTGAGGGGATGGTTTATCTGGGTGGAGGAGTGTGGGTAGATATATATCTCCCATCGGTCAACGAAGCTATCACATTTAACGGAGGGAACGGATACCCGCTTCTTACAGGCACGGCAAAAAGCATTTACAATGCCACGCCGCTA